AGCTCTGGCACACGGGCAAAGGCGCCAGGACCGACGCTGCGCACCTCCGCCGGCGTCCCGCCCCCGGCTGCGATCGGCAACACGTTTGGCCGCGTGTCGTCGATCACGGTTATATCCACCTCGGCGCCACCGCTCCCCGCCACGCTCAATACCGCCGGCACGCCGAGCACCGCATACACCGGGTTGTATAGTTGTTCGCTAAAGTCGACGGTCATGACACCCATGCCTCTTTCACCCAGGCGTCGCGGGAATTGTGCGGTTTTGCTTGGGCGCCGAAGACCAGCAGCGAAGCGTTTTTCTGGAACCCGTCCCGATAATATGAAAAGAATCCAGGCGGCAACAGATCTTGCAAACACTTGGCGCTGTCGTCGATATGCTCGATCACGCGCTGGTCGCCATAACGGACGTACATTCGTATCAGCGCCAATTGGTTTGCCATGAACTCATCGTAAATCCGGCGGCCGAAATTCGGCGCAAGCGCAATCATGCATGAGCTGTATTTGCATGGCCGCTTGAGGTGCGCCGGTGTGAAGCTGTGACAAATGGCAAACTCGGTCTCCAGCACGAGCAGCGGATCGATATTGCCAATCACCACGGTGTCGAGGTCGAGATAAACCAAGCGATCATTGCCCCGCCAATCCGGATTGAAGAGCGCCATCTTGGCCCACCATCCGGACAATTCGACGCGATAGTTCTCGACGCCCGGCCAGGTCTCCTGCTGGTCGGTGAGACACACGAACCTGCATTCTACGCTGCTGTGGCGTTTGACGCCGCGGACCAGCCGCTCGACGTATTCCGGCCCGTATTTGGTCCCGGTGCGCACACACGCGACGATCATACATAAATGCGCATGTAGGCACTAAGCAAGCCAGTGGCGGTATCGGTCGCCGCCTGCAATGGCGCGGTGGGCGCGGCCTTACCGAGCACCTGCAGCGGATCGTAATATTGCACGATCGTGTCGGCGTGCCGGACCATTCGGACGCCGCCGGTGGCGTTCAAGCGCTGCTGTAACCGCGCCGCCTGAATCAATAGCGTGGTCGCCGCCTTGAGCGCCGGCGGCGCGCCGTCGGGCAGCAGATACCCGCCGCTATAGGTCACGGTGACCGGATCGGTCCAGGCGCCGTCGATGCGCAGCTTGCCGGAAATGTTCTCGATTTCGTAACTCGCCGGGTCGAGGACGTTGCCGCGCGGCGACTCCACCGAGACGATGTCGGCGTCGGCGACCGGATAGTGCGTCAGAAACAGGCGCGGGCTGTCGTATGGCGTCGAGTCGCCGCGCCAGGTTTCGGCGACCTGCTCGTAGGCGAACACGCGCTGACACATCGTCGCGATGACATCGCTGTACTGGTCGATCCACATCTGCAGTTGCGTGTCTTCGCTGGTATTGGCCGGCGGCAGGCCAAGGATGCTCTTGACTTCATCCAACGTGACGAGCGCATAGCTATCGGCCGGCGTCAGCACTTTGACCCAAACATCGGCCATCAGCGCGCCTCGTGAAACTGTTCGAACAGCGCACGCAACTCCAAAAGCGGCGCCTTGCTGTTATCGGACATCACCGGCTGTGCCGTGTAGGCCTCGCGGTCGATGCGCCATCCGACGATGGTTGGCCCGGTGGAACCCCGTTCGCCACGCGCGCCGGGAGCCCCGTCATCGCCCTTTGGGCCGGGCTTGCCGGGCTTGCCGGCCGAGGCGATGAGCTGCCAGCCGCTGCCAGGGCAGGCCCCTGGCGCGTCGTGGCGCGCAATGAAGCTCGAGCCGCCGAGCGCGACGATGTCGAGCGCCGCATAGGTTTCGCCCTCGGCGAAGGTGCCGCGCACCGTTGGCATCGCGGCATCGCGGCCGGGCCGCGCCAGGCAGATCCAGTCCGCGTGACCCGGCGCTTGTCCGGTATCGCGGCTGGCCTGGAAGCTGGCGCCGGCATGCGCGACGACGGTGCCTGCGTAGTGGACGATGCCGGGTGTCCAGTCGCGCGCCACCGGCAGCGCCCCAGGCTTGCCCTGGGGACCGGGCTCACCGTCCTTGCCATCGATGCCGGCGCGTCCCGCCGGCCCTGCCGGTCCGGTTTTGCCGGTTTCCCCGCGCTCGCCGGCAGGCCCGCGCTTGCCCTCTGGCCCCGGAATCCGCGCGAGCGCCCGCACCTCGATGAGCGCCCGCTGCGCGACCGCGAGACAGGTGCCCAGCCCGTCAAGCAGCGAATATCCCGGGCCGGGGATGGTCATGCTGCCAACATCCATGCAACAGCGGCGGCCTCGTCGTCGTCATGTTGCCCGGAACCAGTGCCCATGAGATTAGCGACCATGGCTGAACCTTTACCGTGCGTACCGATGACTCCCGAGCCCACGGCGCCAGCTCGGAGCATCACAATCCCGGCGCCGATTCGGCCATGATTGCCGGCCGCCACCGCGTTGATTGATAGCCGCGCCGCACCAATGCCGGCCGATTCGGTGGCTACAGCCCAAGGCTCGATCCGAACCGGCGTTGCGGCGCGGACGCCAGCCACGACGCCATGCGCCTCGCCATCGAGCGGCGGCAGAATGCCGTAACCGGAGCCCTCGACCGGGACCGGCCGCTCTGGCGGATAGTAGCCCCCGCCGCCGACCACAACGACCACCGGAACCGGCACGACACCAGCGAATGCCGCGGTGTCGCCGCCTTCGCCGGCCGCGAGCGAACCGATGATTTCGCCGGCCGACGCAACAACGCCGGTTGCCGCTGCTGTGTCGCCGGCCTCGATCGCCGCCAGCGTGCCGAGCGTTACGACTGTCGCGTCAAACGATGCAACGTCTGCCGACTCGATCGCAGCCAGGGCGCCGGTAACCGAGACCAGCCCGGCAAGGGCAGCAGTGTCAGCGCCTTCCGTTGCCGCAAGCGTCCCGGAGCGGCCGACCAATCCTGTGATTGCGGCCGCGTCGGCGCCTTCCGTTGCGGCGAACGCGCCAATAAGTCCGACCAGTCCGGCGATCGCTGCGGTATCGCCCGCCTCGATCGCCGCCAGCGTGCCCACCACCTCTTGCAGCGTTCCGACGATCGGGTGGCCGTGATTGGTATGGACCTTCCCACTACTCTGCTCAGTGGTGTGAACAACGCCCGCTTCTTCGTTCGCAATATGGGCAGTCATGTCGCGTGCGTGATCGTCGCCGAGGTAAGCGTCACGGTCTGACCTACGCTGACCGTCGTACTGTTGAGATTGATATCAGCACCACTCGTGCCGCATGTAAGGTTATTCACTTTGGTTGTGCCGCCGCCGTCCTTGATGCGCGCCACCGCCGCGGTGCCGGCATTGGTTGCAACACCGGATTTTGGCGCCCCGGCCATGGTGATCACGCCACCCGATTCCGTGAAACTGGGATCAGACAGCGTGATGCTCACGAGCGTGGCGGCAAACGACGCCGTGCATATCTCGATGTAAGCAGGCGAAGCATTGGCGTCGATCTGCAAGATCGTGGCAGCCATGCGCGCCGTTTTCGTCGCCGCGTCGTAATTGACCGCCATTTACGACATCCCCAGCCGGAAAGATGTCAGCCGCACCGGGCCGTTGGGATAGATTCTGGTGGTGTTGAGCTTAATGACCGCATTGGATTTTTCATCGCCGACATCGCAAGACAACACCTCGCTGCCGTCATCGGCCAGGATGCGCGCGGACGCGGCATTGCCTTGTGCAAGTGCGGCGTCTTCCTCGGCGATCTTGTTGAACACCAGGTTGCCGGCATCGGCAGTGCCGGCCGCCGGACGGGAAAGTCTGAGCACCGCGAGTGTTACTCCGTTATCCGACGACAGCTCGATGGTGCCGCCGTCCATCATCTTGCCAAGCTGATCGAGCATCGCGTTGCTCGCGGCTTCCGAAAGATTGACGATCATGGCTGCGGCTCGTCATAGATCGGCACGAGCGCGCCATTCTCGTCCCGCTCGATGCGCAAGACCTTTGATGGGCGCTCGCTCGCGATCGGCTCATGCAATTGGCGCGCCGCATTTGCGACTTGCCCGGCCAGCTCGGGCGGCAGCAGGATAGCGCCGTTCAGCCCATCCGCGACCATCTGCCGGACCTCGCCGCGCAACTCGGCAACGACTGCCCGCAACTCGGCGATCGTCGCTGCGGCCTGCGCCTCGATCAGCTCGCGCTGGCGCTGCCACTGCCGACGCTCGGTATCGAGCGCCTCGGCGAGCGCCTCGCGCCAGACGTCAAGAAGCAGCGCGTCGTCGTCCGATCCGGTCGGCGTTGGCAAATAGGCTTCTGACTTCTCGTGCAATGTCATCGCGGTTGGCCTTTTGCGGCGGCTTTGCGGGAGCCGGCGGCGCTGCGGGAGGCGGCGGCGCCGCCGGCGCGGCCGGGATCTTCCCGACCTGGCTCAGCGGGACGACCTGCTGCTGGACGCGCGGCTCGTCGCCGAACTCGACGCGGTCGAGCCCTTCGAGGTTGCGCGCTTCGTTCGGCGCGAAAATGCCGCCTTGCACGCCCTGCGCCAGCGCTTCGATGCGATCCTTCATCGCCGAGCGTAGCAGCGCGTCGGTGTCGAATTCCACGTATTCGTCGGGCTGGCCTTTGAGATCGAACAGCAGGCCGATCGATTCCTCGATATGATTGAGCGCGAAGCCAAGACCCGATGATTTCCAACTCTGCATCAACAATTCGGTCGACGAGAAGGTCGAGCCGCCGAGGCCGAGGATTTGCAACGGAATGCGAAACGCGAGCGCAATATGCTCGTTCGACAGCTTCATCATCTCGGCGGTAGCGGCATCCTTGCCGCTCACCGCCCACGGCTGAACTTTCAATCCAGCGGTGAGGATTGGCGTGCCGCCCTGGTGCAGACCCTTGGCCTGCTCGTTCCAGCGGTCGCGCAGCGCCTGGAGCTGGTCCTTGTCGAGCGTGAGATCGGTTGAGAGCACCGCCGATGGCCGCGCCTCGTTGAGGTAATATCCCAGTTGCTGTCGCGCGATCGCGCTGTTGACACCGATATCGCTATAGGCCGCGACGATTGGGCTCTCGCCGATCAGTGGCACCGGCCAGCGATGCCGCACCGTGTGGAGCCGAATGTGCAGCACGTCGCGTTGCGGCACGATCAGCGGCTCGCCTCCGAGTCGTTTATCAATCACCTGGTTGCCGTGCAACTGGTAGAAAATCTCGCCATTGCTGGCGAGCCGCGGATGCGACATCAGCGGGTCCATCAGATGCAGTTCGTCGATCTCGAATCGCGAATTGCGCAGCGCGAGCGCATAGGTGTTGCCCTCGAGGTAGAGCGATCGCGTTGCGTTCAGCAGAAAGTCCGAGATTGACTGATAGTCATTCGGGTGGCGCAGCAAACGCGAGAGCGACGATGACTTGACGCGCTCGCGTCCGCCTTTGCCATTGAGCCGCCAATGATCGCCCGGACACATGGCCACGGTCTGGGCGTAGGCCGAGACGCAGGCCTCGACCATGGCCGATTGGGTGCCGAGGCTGGTCGGCGTGTAACCCTGCTGCCACCAGTTGTCGGCAACACCGGCGGGCAACCACCCGCCGGTGACTGGTAGATAAAAAGGGCCTGGCCGGTAATCGCCTTCGCCTTTGCCGATGAGCTGGCCCGCGACGCGGGCCAGAAACCCGCGAACGTTCATGACGACGGGTTCGCAGTCCTCGTTTGATAATTGCCGCGTTTGCCGGCCTCGGCCTGCTTGGTCTGCGCCTCATTCGGGTCCGGGCTGCCGTCAGGCTCGTGCTCGAGGACGTGGACGCCCATCGCGGCCATGTCATTCTCTTCCTGCGTCGGCGTCGGCTTGGTTGCACCAGCCGTTTTGGCCTGCTGCTCGTTTGCCTTGTCGCGTGCCGCGCGCTCGTCGGCGAGCTTCTTTTTCGCGGCCGCCATATGTTCGGTATCAACCACGGTGAACCTCCTTTATGTTGTTGGAACTACCAAGTGACGCCCGTCAGCCACGCGATCGTGCCAGTGCGGCGGATCGCCCAGGTCAACGGCAGGATCAGCCGCAAGGCCAGCATGTCGGTCTGGAACATCGACTTGACCGGAGCAGCGACCACGTTCGGCGAGCCCGACGTGCTGATATCGAGCGGCGTCGTGTCCTCGAAATGCAACGTGGCCTGATCGCTGATCTCGAACCTCGGCCCGTCGCCGGTGACGCTAACGAAGTCGGCGGCGTCAATGACGATGACGGTGCCCGCGGGCACCGTGCCGGACTGGATGAATGGCCAGCCGCCGAGGCGGCCTTGGCCGATCTCGTCGCGGTACGGGAACACGCCTGCACCGGTAGCGATGGCGAACGATGCGCTGTTGACCTGTTGCGGGTTGAGCAACCAGACCGGCTTGCGCACGTTGCCGAGCGTTCCGGTCAGCAGCGCCCCCGACAGTTGCTTGATGTCGCCGGTGAGCGC